AAATAGAAACGGACAAACATCTTCTGGCTTGTACTCTCTTTTCATCCCTATGGAATGGAACTACGAAGGATTCATGGATACTTTTGGATTACCTGTATTCATTACGCCAGAAAATAAAACAATCGGAAGAGACGGTGTTGAAATTACAATCGGAGTAATAGAACATTGGGACAATGAAGTAGATGGTCTTAAGTCTGATCAAGACAGTTTAAATGAATATTACAGGCAGTTTCCAAGAACAGAACAACACGCGTTTAGAGATGAAACTAAGAACAGTTTATTTAATTTAACTAGAATATACCAGCAAATAGACTACAACGAGGAAGTTAATAATTTATCTGCCACAACAAGAGGTAGTTTTATGTGGTCTAATGGCATTAAAGATACTTCAGTTGTTTTTATACCTAATAAAGATGGAAGATTTAAAATATCTTGGGTTCCACCTAAAAATCTTCAAAATAGAGTGATTATAAAAAACGGTATTAAGCATGCAGGAAATGAACATATTGGAGCATTTGGATGTGATAGCTACGACATTAGTGGCACTGTGGATGGTAAAGGGTCTAATGGATCATTACATGGATTAACTAAATTTTCAATGGAAGATGCTCCACCTAACCATTTCTTTTTAGAATATGTAGCTAGACCACAAACAGCTGAAATATTTTTTGAAGAAATATTAATGGCTTTAGTTTTTTATGGTATGCCTATACTTTGTGAAAATAATAAACCTAGATTTTTATACTATTTAAAAAGAAGAGGTTATAGAGGTTTTAGTATTAACCGTCCTGACAAAGTATGGAATAAATTATCTACTACAGAAAAAGAAATTGGTGGAATACCTAACTCAAGTGAAGATATTAAACAAGCACACGCGGCTGCTATAGAGTCTTATATAGAAACTTACGTAGGTGATTTAGATGGTAAGATAGGAGATATGTATTTTCAGGAAACACTAGAAGATTGGGCTCAATTTGACATAAATAATAGAACTAAACACGATGCGTCTATAAGCTCCGGTTTAGCTATTATGGCTTGTAATAAAAACAAGTATAGACCAGTTGCTGAAAGAATTAAAAAGAGTATTGACTTTGGTATTAAAAAGTACAATAACGATGGAAGTTTATCACAAATAATAAAATAAATGCAAATACAAACTTATAATGGTAGTTCGTTTCCAGATCAGGTAGTACCTGAAGAGGTAAAGCAGAGCATAGAGTATGGTAGACAAGTTGGTAGAGCTATAGAGGGAGATTGGTTTAGTGGTACTAGATCAGGTGTTTCAGGTAGATTTAATACTAATTATAATACCTTTAGAAACTTAAGACTATATGCTAGAGCTGAGCAGTCTGTTCAAAAATATAAAGATGAATTAGCTATTAATGGTGATTTATCATATTTAAATCTCGATTGGAAGCCTGTACCTATTATACCTAAGTTTGTAGATATTGTTGTTAATGGTATGGATAGCAAGCTTTATGATGTAAAGGCTTATGCTCAAGATCCAGACTCAATGCAGGAAAGAACTAAATATGCAGAAACTTTATTAAGAGATATTCAAGCAAAAGAGTTAATTGACCAAATACAACAAGTTACAGGTATGGATATGTATTCAACCTCCAACCCTGAAGAACTACCTCAAAATAAAGAAGAGTTAGATGTACATATGCAACTAACTTATAAGCAGTCTATAGAAATAGCAGAAGAAGAGGCTATAAATAATACTTTAGCATTTAACAAGTACGATTTAACAAGACGTAGAATAGCTGAAGACTTAGTAATATTAGGTATTGGAGCCGTTAAGACTTCTTTTAATCTATCTGAGGGAGTTATTGTTGACTACGTTGACCCAGCTAATTTAGTTTACTCTTATACAACTGATCCTAACTTTCAAGACTTATGGTATGTAGGTGAAGTTAAATACATAGGGTTGAGCGAGTTAAAAAAAGAATTTCCACAACTAACTGATGAAGAGCTAGAAACTATACAGCAATATCCAGGTAGTGAAAGTTATAATTATCAATTTAACGGAAGAAGAGATGGTAATAGCATAGCTGTATTATATTTTGAATACAAAACTTATCAAGATCAAGTATTTAAAATAAAAGAAACAGCTACTGGTTTAGAAAAAGCGCTAGAAAAACCTGATACTTTTAATCCTGAAAAAAACGATAAGTTTGATAGAGTGTCGAGATCTATAGAAGTATTATATGAAGGGGCTAAAATACTAGGACATGAGATGATGTTGAAGTGGGAGCTAGGTAGAAATATGGTTAGACCCAACGCAAATCTAGTTAAGGTTAACATGAATTACAGTATATGTGCACCTAAGATGTATAAAGGTCGTATTGAGTCTTTAGTTGGAAGAATGACAGGTTTTGCTGATATGATACAGCTTACACATTTAAAACTTCAACAAGTATTAGCTAGGGTAGTTCCTGATGGAGTGTTTTTAGATGTAGATGGTTTAGCAGAAGTAGATTTAGGTAATGGAACTAATTATAACCCAGCTGAAGCGTTGAATATGTACTTTCAAACTGGTAGTATATTAGGTAGGTCAATGACTCAAGACGGAGGCGCTAACCCCGGTAAAGTTCCTATACAAGAGTTACAGAGTTCTAGTGGTGGTCAAAAAATGCAAAGCTTAATTCAAACTTATCAGTATTATCTTCAAATGATGAGAGATGTTACTGGATTAAACGAAGCTAGAGACGGGAGTATGCCAAACGAAAAGTCGTTAGTAGGTTTACAAAAATTAGCTGCAGCAAGTTCTAATACGGCTACAAAACATATTGTCCAAGCTGGTTTATATTTATCCGCTAAAACATGTGAAAATATATCTTTTAGAATATCAGACGCTTTAGAATATCCATTAACTAAAGAAGCTTTAAAGTCAAGTATAAGTTCTTATAACGTAGGTACTTTAGAAGATATGTATAATTTAAACTTATATGAATTTGGTATATACTTAGATTTAACACCTGACGAAGAAGAAAAGCAAATGCTAGAGCAGAACATTCAAGCTTCTATACAACAAGGTAGTATTGACCTAGAAGATGCTATAGAACTTAGAGAAATAAGAAATCTAAAACTTGCAAACCAAGTTTTAAAATTCAAAAGAAAACAAAAAGCAGCACAAGATCAACAAAATCAAATGGCCCAAACACAGGCTCAAGCCGCTGCTCAAGCTGAAACAGCTGAAAGAACTGCTATGGCTGAGGTTCAGAAAAGACAAGCTATGGCTGAAACAGAGCTTCAAATAGAACAAGGTAAAACAGAATTTGCTATTAAAAAACTAGAACAAGAAGCCGTTATAAAAAGACAAACCATGGAGATTCAACATCAATATGATTTAGAGTTGAAACAAATGGAAGTTGAAAGACTTGTTGAAAAAGAAAAACTAATTGAAGATAGAAAAGATACGAGAACTAGACAAGAAGGAACTCAACAAAGTGAAATGATAAACCAAAGAAAAATGAATTTACCATCAATAAATTTTAACCAACAAGACACTGATCCTAATGCTCTACCGCAGGAGATTATGTAAAACAAGCAATTATTATATTATATTATGTCAGAAGAAATAAAAGAAACAGCTGGAGGCGAATTAAGCCAAGGTGAGTTTAAAATTAAAAAGAAACCTAAAAACTTAGGAAAAGTAAGTGATAACCTAGCTAAGGTTGAATTAGTAAAAGAAAAAAAACCAGAAGCTGATATTACTAAGATAGAGGTTAAAAGTGAAGAAACAACTGAAGAAAATAACAATGTTATAAGTGAAGTTGAAAAAGTAGAAGAGCCTACTGCTTCAAAAGAAGAACCAAAAGAAGTAGTAAAGCCAAAAGAAAGAATAGTAGAATTACCTAGTGAAATGGTTAAAGTGGTTAATTTCATGGAAGAGACTGGAGGCTCTTTACAAGACTACGTAAGATTAAATCAAGATTATTCTCAAATAGATGAAACAACATTGCTTAGAGAATACTACAAAAATACTAAACCACACTTAGACGCAGAAGAAGTTGATTTTATAATGGAAGACAACTTTCACTACGATGAAGAAGTGGACGAAGATCGCGACATTCGTAAAAAGAAGTTAGCGAAAAAAGAAGAAATTGCAAAGGCCAAAAACTTTTTGGAAGAAACAAAAAGTAAATATTACGAGGAGATCAAGTTGAGACCCAGCGTAAATGAAAATCAACAAAAAGCTATGGACTTTTTCAATAGATACAACGACAAACAACAACACTTAGAGGAGCAAAAGCAAAATTTTGTTGACAAAACTAAGAGTTATTTTTCCGAGGATTTCAAAGGTTTTGAGTTTAACTTAGGAGAAAAAACTTTTAAATATAATGTTAACAATAAAGATGAAGTAGCAAAAGAGCAAGCAGAATTACAGACCTTGGTTAAGAAGTTCTTAAACAAAGAAGGTGATGTAGAAGACTTGCAAGGTTACCACAAAGCTTTATATGCTGCTAAAAACTCTGATACCATAGCTAAGCACTTTTATGAACAGGGTAAGGCTGATGGTATTAAGAATCTAGTTAATAAATCTAAAAATGTTGAAACGGCTTCAAGACCGCAAAACAATGAGGATATTTATATAAACGGTTTAAAGGTTCGAGCAGTTAATGGTGTTGATAGTTCTAAGTTGAAAATACAAAAACGAAACAAAAACTAAAAACTAAAAATTATGAGTTTTGCAAACAGTGGGAGTTTTCCCGCAAGTATAGTTCCATCTCAAAAGAGAATGGCACTTCAAAGTAATTACTTAAACTTTACAGGCGATGCTGCAGGTGGAGATCCAGTAAATAACTTTGCACAACAATACCTACCTGAGCTTTATGAAGCAGAGGTAGAAAGATACGGAAACAGAACATTATCTGGTTTCTTGAGAATGGTTGGAGCTGAAATGCCAATGACTTCAGATCAAATTATCTGGTCAGAGCAAAATAGATTACACATTGCTTACAAAGGACTTCATGCTGGAACTACTATAACAGGTGGACCAATTTTTACATGTAGACCTAGCTTAGCTGCTCCAAATACTACTACCAGTATGGCTATTAGAAAAGGACAAACGGTTTTATTTTCTGATCAAGCAACTGGTTTAATAACGGCTAAAGGTTTAGTTAGTCAAGTTGAAGATTCTCTTGGAGTTGTAGTTCCTGATGGAGACAGTGATGCTGTTCAATTCGAGTTTAGACTTTATGGAACAAACACTTTACCTGCTGGTCTTAGTGGAACTGCTAATGTAAACATGTTTGTTTACGGTGCTGAGTTTCAAAAAGGTACATTTGGTATGGAAGGTTCTGTAGAACCATCTTTCACTCAGTACAACAACAGACCTGTAATCATAAAAGATAAGTATCAAATCAATGGTTCTGATACTGCTCAAATTGGTTGGGTTGAAGTAGCTACTGAAGATGGAACGTCTGGATACTTATGGTATTTAAAGGCTGAATCTGAAACAAGATTAAGATTTGAAGACTATTTAGAAATGCAAATGGTTGAAGGTGAAAATGCTGCACAAGCAGATGGAACTGCAACTGCTTTAAGTACTGCAGGTAACTTAGGTTCTGAAGGTTTATTCGCTGCTATTGAAGCAAGAGGTAATGTATACTCTGGTTTCTCTGGTGCTGCTGCTCCTGGTTCAGGTGCTTTAGCTGATTTCGATGAAATCCTTAAAAACTTAGATAAGCAAGGTGCTATTGAAGAAAACATGTTATT